GAAGCTGTCTTAGCCTTCTTCGAAGGCTTGACTGGACTGTCAGCCTTTCCATGAAAGGCTTTTTCTTGACTGTCAGCAACTCTCTGAGTTGGGGTTGCTTTCTTTCTAGACTTACGTCTAGACTTCTTAGCCTTCTTCGAAGGCTTGTCAGCAACCTCTTCGAGGTTGGCCACGAACTCTAAAGCTTCTGCAAGAAGCTTTGAAGCAAGAGCCTTACGGCTCTTTGTGGGTCGGAAAGAAGCTTGGTTCACTGCCTTACGGCAGTCTTGGAAATTGAAGTTATTCATTGGAAATGAATTAATGAAGTTTGAACTCCGAAGGGTCGACTCTCAAAACCCTTTAGGAGATAGTATTTAAGAAAGAGAGTCGTAAGACTCCTCTCTCTTTCTAAAATACATCTCTACTTTGGCAGCTTTTTTACTACTACTTGTAGTAGTAAGTTTGGTTGGAATCTCGGTAGTGACGCCAAGCTCCGCTTCGTAGGTCTACCCTGCCTAGCACAGCTCTGCCAAGTGGTCACCAGCCACTCGACTTGGAGTACTACTATAACTCTGTTATAGTAAGGGGGTGATTGTCAGTGAGTTCCTCTTGACTATGCTTATCCTTCGGATAATCCCTCTGCTATTCAACAACTACTTTCAGTAGTCAGGGCTAAGTCACTGGCTTGTAACTTGTTACAAAAAGGTCAAATGTTTGCGCAACTATCAGAGATAGTTGGGGGGAGGGGGGTCGAAAACTTCGTTTTCCTACACGCATGCGGACGCCTACTAGTACGTATAATCCCCACCCTAAGTATATCTGATCACTTTTTTCGCGTGTTTTGCTCATATTGCCTTCAGTACCAAATACACCCAAAAACATCTAAGCATTTCGTTTACAATAAGTTAGATGCCTTTGCTTAAAGCGTTACTAGACTATTGACTTTTAAGAAATTTGTTTATACCTTTACGGAATATTAAGCGACTCTAAGAAGGGAAAGCTTCTAAGAATGTTTTTTCTGTTTGCACAGGGGAGTCCTTTATGTTTATGGCGCGGGGGTAGTAGTGTTTGAGATATGGCGGCTTCAGGGCTGCCTTTTTAGTGCCTTTTGTTTTGCTACCTTTGTCTCATGCCTAAAGTTAAAAAGAAAGACGCTGATCAGAAGCGAAAGCTTCTTAAGTGGTTCAAGTCGAAGGAAGGACAGGAGTCCCTAAAGAAGGTACAGGATGAAGCGATGGTTGATCCTTATGGTAGGCCCATCAATGTCATGCTACCTGAGGCTGAAGTATCGACTCTGGGGAACAAAGACAGGGATCTGTCCAGGGATGTGCTTCTTGGTTTAAGGGAGGCAGCGGGAATGGCACCCATCTTGGGAGAAGGCCTTGATGCTGCTGAGCTTAGTAACATTGTAAAAACAGGCAAAGACTTCTACGGGGACGAAGCAGACCCTAAGATGTATGCTGGAATGACAACTGCTGGTTTGTTGGTTCCAAACATCATAGAGAAACCAGTAAAGGGTGGATTGAAGCTATTGAAGAAAGCAGGACAGAAGCTGGGCAATAAGATGCGTTCAGTAAAAAAGGGCCCTAAGGTTAAGAAAGATGATATTCCCGAAAGCTTACAAAAGTACTTGCTAAACCCAGAGTCTGTTTTTGAAAACACAGATAAGACTACCAAGCTTCCACTACCTGACGACTCACAAGTGGCCAACTATGCTTCTGAGGGCGCTGACTTTGTAAGGTCTTTTTATTCAGACCCTCAAGTCCAACGTCACCTTAGGAAGACTGCGGGGGTGCCTAAGACCCCATCAGCGGAAACAACTCGTGCCGCTCGTCTGATGTCTATGGAAGATGAGGCAAGGTATTCCGCTGCGTCCACCACACACGGCTCTGGGAAGACCGCTCAAAGGAAGGAGGTAGAAAGAGTTGCAGAGGAAGATTACGGAGGAGACTACGCTAAAATGTTCAAAGAAAGGCCAGATATGGTTGATCTTCAGAACCAACATCTAGGGTCTTACAATAAGACAGATGAGGCTTTTCAAGAAAAGTATCAAGATCTGCTTTCAAAAAATCCAAACTTCAATGAACAAGAACTTCTTGAAGCTGTCTCAAAGGACGATGAAGGCGCTGCGGCTCTAGAAGCTATGTTTATGAGGGGTCAAAGAGTTCCAGACGCAGTTATAGACGACTCTGCATTTAAGTTTGATCTTTTCAGGCAACCAGATGCAATGGGCATGTACAACCCTCAATCACAAAAGATCTCTGTTCCTCAGAGATACTCTAGCGATCAAAGCGTCGTAACTCACGAGGGCACACATTTTGCTGATTCCAAATTCATTGGTTCTAATAGTGAATCTGCAAAGAAGATAAGAAAGGGTTTAAGCGGTGCCGTTAATCCTGAGTACGTAGATCATGTTGTTTCTGCTAAAACATCTACTCCAGGTTCAGATTCGCAGCAATTCAAAATGTATCTAGCAAATCCTCAAGAACTAACTGCAAGAGCTAGAGAGCTTCAGAGATCTCTTTCTGAGGCGCTTTTATACAATCCGCAAAACAATCCAGCTTTTGATGGTTTGTCTCAGAAGGATAGGGTTTCTATTTTACTTGGAGATTTTTCAAAATTAAGTGACAGAGACCTCGTTAGCCTTTTCGAGCAAGCGAGTGGTACTTTTAGGGCTGACATGAAGGTGCTTTTGAACGAGGTTGTAGGTGGCGGCCAAATGATTTTACCTTTAAGCCCAGGACAAAGTCCTATCTTAAAAATTAGCAAAGAGAAAAAAGAACGACTGTCTCAACTATTCAAATTCTCTGCCGCAACAACTGGCGCGACCGCCGCGTATGGCGCTATGGATTCTGATCAGCAACCGCCTCAAGGGATGGCTATGGGCGGCAAGTTCAAAGTGAAGAAAAAAGCTCAAGAGGGTATGAGGGTCAAAAAGAAAGAGGGTGACCCCAAGAAAGAGAGTACGGGTTATGCCAGGCTCGATGCTCGCTTGGCCAGGATGTCCGAGGAGGCTCCATCGGACACTACAAACTATATGAGGGACTCTGCTGAGCGTATACAGAGGCAGATGCAAGCGGAGAGTGGAGGGGAAAGGGATCCTGACAGAGCTGTCTCGGAGGCTGGGGCTATGGGTAGGTGGCAGATCATGCCTGATACCCAAAGGGACCTTGAAGATAGAGGCCTTATCCCTAGGGGGTTGGATCCTTACGACAGCAAAGCTAGCAGGCAGATGCGTGATGCGAAGATAAACGCACTTATGAAGCTGCAGTTTATAGATAACCCCCCACAACCTATTCCAGAGGTCAACAAGTTGGCACGTATATATGCTTCGTACAACTACGGGGAGGGCAATGTGTTGAAGGCTCTTAATAAAGCAAAAGAGGAAGGCGTTGATATCTATGGTGACCCCAGAGCTTGGATGGGATACCTTCCTGAGGAGACTAGGGGGTACCTAAACAAGATACTTTTTGATTAAGAAGAAGTCACTATATTTGCGCTATGGCTACACTAACGGTAACAATGAAAGAAGAGGTCGTCTTGAACGGCAAGGAGAGGGGCAATGAGGTCTCTAAGACCATTGAAAGCATTGAGCAAACCGTAAACCGCCTACTTAGAGTTACTACTACAGAGGAAGACATCCTGAACTTCCAGGCCGACAGGCCAGACGCAGGGTCTTTGCATATAGACAAGCTCAAGTACTTGCGTATCACCAACACGGCAGACTCTGGAACGGTAGACCTTAGGTTTACTAGCGCCACGGCTGTCGATGAATACCTTGTTCAGATCGGCCCGAAAGAGTCTTACGTTCTCTTCAACAACGAGATGGATGTAAAGAGGTATGCTCAGAGCAGTGCTTCAGATGAGCTTGGTGACGCGGTAGGATTTGCAAACATTGAAACCATAAAGGCGAAAGCCAGCACAAACATCGCTGTGGAGATTTTCGCAGCATCTATAGACTAACTATGAAAGTAACAAAGTACAAGAAAGGAGGGAAGACGGGCGATCCTAAGAAGATGGCTTACAGCAAAAAGAAGACTGCTAAAAAGCCCTCACCCTCCCCTAGAAAGATGTCCAAGCTCTACAATGTGCCTGGCGCCCCAATGTCTAACAAAAACAAAGATCGAATCAGCAGGTTAGCAATGGATGACCGCATCGGCAAGGAAATGCAGAAAGGTGCAGAAGTACCTAACCCTGGTCTTGGAAGCAGGAAAGTCAAGAGAAAAAACACCTTTGTTGGTGATTTTGAAATGACTAAAACTGGCAACCCAGGCGGTCTGAAGGTTAGAACCAAGGGCAAGGGCGGAAACGTCGGTAAGGGCATTAAGCCCAAGAGAAAGCTCCGTCGCTAAGTGAACAAGTTCTACTTCAATCCCAAGCGCAAGCGGAAGGACCCTGTTGTAGAAAATGAAAAAAGAAGGCTTAAGAATGAAGCTATCAAAAAATCTGTCACTCGCCGAGGTGACCAAAAGCATCACGGCTAAGCGTCTTAACATAGATAACACTCCAGATGATTGGGTACAAGGAAATCTCAAGGCGGTTGCAGAACACGTATTTCAACCTCTTAGGGACGCTTTCAAGTGTCCTATATTCGTGTCGAGCGGGTATCGTTCGGCTGATCTCAATGTTGCGATCGGCGGCTCAGTTCGTAGTCAGCACGTGGAGGGAAGAGCACTCGATCTTGACGCGGATGTATTCGGAAGGTGTTCGAACTCTGAAATCTTCCAGTATATACTCAATAACCTTACGTTTGATCAGCTTATTTGGGAGTTTGGTACTGAGGACAATCCTGATTGGGTTCACGTGTCTTACGTTTATGATGGCGTTAATCGTGGTCGGTGCCTCAAGGCTTGTCGTGATGATGAAGGAAAGACGTACTACGAAGTAATATTTGGTAAAGGACTATAACTATGGAAGACGAATTTGACGACATCAGCTTTTTGGATCAAGAGAAGCTTAAGAAGCAAGAAGACAAGGTGAAGTCTGGAGAGATAACCTGCAACCTCGATAACCCCGAGGAGTGCGAAAGCTGTAGCGGATAATGCTGGGGCTCGGTCAATCTTTGTCGAAAACTGACGCTTCGGCCAACGCATCAGCAGAGGCCTCTGGGGCTAGAGTTTCTTTCTCTAACACCAAGTCCTTGTCTTTTGACGGGGTCAACGACACCATGGAGTTTGGTTCGAATCCAAACACCACATTCCAGTCTCTCTTGGGTGCTGATTCGTTTACTATGTCATACTGGATGAAGGCTGCCGACATCATGGACTCCAGCGGGGCCAACGGCAGGTCAGCTCTTTTGGAGGAGTTTGCCTTCTCCCCGACCAGAATAGTAAACCTTGGCATCATTTACCCTCCTTCACATAGCACGACAAGTTTTCAGGGAGCCATGAGCTTTGCGTACTTTGATGGAAACGAAGGTGGCTACTATTTCAACACCTTTAGTACCAATCTAAGCTCAATACTTGCTGACGACACTTGGTTTCATGTAGCATATACAAGTGAAGTCTCTGGGGGTACTAGAACTGGGAAGATATATATCAACGGGGTAGACAGGACGGCCTCGGATGCCTCCGCAGCTGATGATTTTTCTTCGAGAGAATTCAAGAACTTTAAGATACCGACGCAGAACTTTAACGGAGGTATAGGGGCTTACGAAGAACTCTCATTGGATGAGATTAGTTTTTACAATACGGCCTTGAATGGCAGTCAGGTGGCAGAAATATACAATAGCGGAGTGCCTAGAGACGAATTGGCAGTACACGGAAGTAGGCTTGTTGGGTACTGGAGGCTCGAAGACAACGGGGCCGACGGCAGCGCCAACAGCAATGACTTTGCAATTACTGGGGCTACATTCTCCACAAGCGTACCAACATAATGAATCCGAACAGAACTTACTGCATCGTCAACTACGCAGACGTCACCGACGACATGTTGGCTGCATCGTCCATAAAGGTCAAAGACTCCCTCAGGAGGTCTGTCTCTGGTGACGACAGAGTTATCATGTCTTGGGATGGAGGGTCTACACCAAGTTTTTTTGACTCCTACACTACATATACTCACTCTCAGATGAGAGCTATTGTTTCTGACGAAAGAGAAGGGTGGTATGAGGAACAAGAAATACCAGAAATACCATAATAACAAACAATTATGAAGACTAAGAAAAAATACAAGAAGGGCGGAAAATTCCCCGATCTCAACAAAGATGGTAAGATCACAAGAGCTGATATCCTTAAGGGCAGAGGTGTCTTTAAGAGCGGAGGCTTTTTCTCCAAGCCCGTAGGGAAGGGTGTGCTTGAGGGTGCTTCCCAGATGGGTGGAGTCGTAGGCATGCTCGCTTCAAGAAAGGCCGCGAAGCAACAGGCATCCGAAGCTGGACTTACAGGTAAGGACTATAAGAAGGCCGTAAGAAATCAGACTATGGCTGGATTCCTTCCTGGCGTAGCAGGAGGTATGGCTAGAAAGGGTCTTGCAGCCAAGAACATGGCCAACGCCTCAGAAGGCCCAAAGGTTCTAGCTAAGAAAGGTGGCCGATTGCCTAAGTACTCTGAGGGCGGAGTAGCCCCAAGCTCCCTGTCGCAGCGAACCAAGGTTAGGAACGCTATGACTAAGAAGAGAAAAGCTCTTGAGGCTGCTATAAAGCAAGCCAAAGGAACTCCAAAGGCCAAAGCCTTGGTGCAGGAGTACCGAAGAATTACGGGGACAAAGTAAGGTCACCCCTCCATCTTTCTGTAAAAAGCCTGAACATTGATTCGGGCTTTTTGCGTTATAGCATACCTCACTCTGTAGTTGTACTTTGTCTCTTCTCTGAACAAATGGTCCTCGTATGTGTCAGAAGGAGTGAGCCTATCAAAGTGCTTGTATATGTACCCCTTTGACAAAAGAGGGTATATGTACCTGTTGGCAAAGTTGTTGCTGTTTAGATCCAGCTGATCGGCTGCCCACTTTATTGTAAAGAACTGCAGGTCGTAAGCCCACATAAGAAACTCTAGCTCCGCGAAAGATATGTCGTCATTAGAAAACTCCCTCCTGCTTTGCTTCAGCCTCTTCAAATAGTTTCTCTTGATATCTTTTGTATCTTGGTACAAGAAATCACGGAACATCTTTTTCCTTGAAGCTTTTCGTTTTCGCATAAAATTTAACTATTATGAGTAAAGATAGAACTGAATTCCTGTTCGAGATGAGAGATCTAGCCCAAAAAATGGACGACCTTATCGACGACTACGACATGAGAGATGATTTTGTTTGTATGTTTGTAGCTGGGCTGTCATCCATAAACGAAGATGGAGATCTTAGTTTGACAGCTATGTATAAGTATGACATTAACAACGAAGAAGAACTAGAGGCCATTATGGAATTTATAAGGGAGACCTGTAAACCAGGCCCCACCCTCGATGACCTCTTGGACGGACTCGAAATATCACTTAATTAAATGGCATCAGGAGTTTACAAAGACGGGATCATGATGGATCCCAAGCTACCTACTGCTTACAGGAAGTCAAAGGAGCAGGCTAAGAACTGCGCCAACTGCGCATACCTGGTAGGTAGCAAGTGCGGCGTTTGGCGCGGTGCGCAGGTACGCGGAGCGTACATCTGCGCAAAATGGAAAGACAAAAGCGAAGGACCTGTAAAGAGCTTTCCTAAGTTCGAGCAAGATATCCCAGGCGCAAAAGCCACAGCTACCTCTGCCAAGAAGAAGTCTACCTTCTCTAACAGGACAGGCAAAAGAAAACCCTCACCATCTAGGAGTGGGTCAGGCAGTAAGAGCACTGTGGGGCAAAAGGTCCAGCCACCCGAAACGTCACCAGCTCCTCAGCAGGTAGCACCAGCTTCTAGACCAGAGTCTAGGCCTGCTAGAAGCCAACAAAACAGAACTTCAGGTGGAGGGGGTTATTAGAAAGATAGTCATCGGTCGAGATCCTAAGGATGCGATGGCTTACTATGTTGGCATGAGAGCTGGCAGCGGAGAGGTCAGTGCTATACTCTTCGACGAGGAGCACATGGTCAGGTATAATAAAAGCAGATATCTCGTATATTTGCAAAGAGAAGATGGGCAGATCCTCTGGAAATCAGTCAATGAGATGCCCTGTATAATTGAATACGACTTAAATTTTTAATCATGAGCAAGAGCAAAGGTTTAGGTGACTCTATCGAGAAGATCACCAAGGCTACGGGAATCAAGGCCGTTGTAGAGGCCGCTTCAAAGGCTGTGGGCAAAGACTGCGGATGTAAGAAGCGTCAAGAAGCACTGAATAAGGCCTTCCCGTACAAGAAATGAAAACATTCAACTTCTTCGTTGTGGAGCTTGAAAAGCCGATCAACGATACAATTAAGACCGAAAGTGGTCTTGAGTTGTTTGTAGAGACCAAGTTTGAGAACTCTGAGTTTGAGTACAGAGTTACAGAAGGTCCTGTCGTTGCATGCCCCTTTAACTGCGAGACTGGAGTTGAAGAGGGTGACACTATGTACTTTCACCATCTTGTTGTTATGCAGGGAGGTCAGCCCCTTACTGGGTTTGAGAATCATTACATCGTCAACTACAACGATCAGTTTGCTGTCAGCAACCAGGCCATAGCCTACAAGAGTAAGAAAGACAACAAGATCCGACCTATGTTTGGGTGGGCACTCCTAGAACCCGTAGAAGACGAAGATGCTCTTACTTCCGACACAATAGAAATCGTGAGTCTCAAAGAGCACCTGCCTACAAAGGCAAGGGTTGCTTTCCATTCAGATGAGCTTTCTGATATAGGCGCCAAAGTTGGAGATGTCGTAGGCTTCAAGGAGAACAGAGATTATCGTATAACCATTGACGGGAAAGAGTACTACAGAACCCGCATTGAAGACCTCATGTATGTCGAAGAAGAAGTTCACAACGATTGATGCCGCACAGCGGCTGATGAAATCAATGGAGGCTGCTATCGACAACATGATTGACGAGGTTAGAAAGCCCGTTGATCCAGACATCAATGGTAGCGCTAGAAAGGCTGAGCTTCAGTCTATTAAGCAGACAGCAACTGACTGCAAGGAGCTAATCGTTGAAAGACAGCGATTGGAGCAAATGATCAAAGACTTAAATACTAATGGAGCAATCGAAGAAGCAAAAGACTACAGCGGAGGTTTCGCTGAGAGATTCTCTAAGTGATTGGAAACAAGTGGTTTGGCAATACAATAAAACAGATTATAGGTTCTGGGAGGACTCCTGGAACGAAGAACACGAGGTCTAGCCGCGAGTATCTCCTCAAGCTTATACCTTGTAGAAAGAGTAACTGGTTACATGTGGGTTCAAGTCCCACTTCGCGGACAAATTAAATTCAAAACAATGTACAATAAAAGAAAGGTCATTGCGACCACATCAACCATCCCTTCTCGGATGGACAACCTGCACTTCTCCATCAAGAGCATTCTTGCTCAATCAATTAAGCCTGATGAAATCGTGGTGGCTCTTCCTTCTCACTCTATGAGAGAAGAAAAGGACTACGAAATTCACGAAGAGATCAAGACTATGTCTGACTCTGGTGTCATCACTTTGTTGCACAGCGAAGAAGACCACGGCCCAGCCACGAAGCTGTTTCCTGTGTTAAAGAGAGAGATGGAGGCTGGCTTGTCAAAAGACAAAGAGAGCATCATTATTACTTTTGATGATGACAAGCACTACCAGAGAAACGCCTTTGAAAACTTGCTTTCTTCTGGAGCTATCGAATGTGGTGCGGTCGCTTGCAGAAAGGGGTCTAGAATCTACTTGGCCGACACGGACCACCCTTTCTACACCGCTAAGAACGATGGCATCTTAGAGCGCATCTATAACGGTGGTGACGAGGAGTCTTTGACTCGTGTCGATTGCCTCTACGGAACTTCTGCAGTAGCATATAGGGCCTCTTACTTTGATCAAGACGTATTTGACTACTCTTCTGTTGACGAGGACTTCCCAGAGGTGTCTGCCTTTTTTGTAGACGACATCTACTTGAGCGGGTATCTTGGGACCAAAGGGAAAACGATTGTGGTTTGTCCTTTTGAAAAAACTGCTTTTCAGGAGAAAGCTCCTTCAAATGTTACCGACGGTAACACGGCTAACAACGCTATCAACCCAGTCTCTGATGTCAGCAAAAAGACTCCTAACTTGAGCAAGGATGTGATCAACTACTTCTCCAAAGTATTCCATAACAAAGTATGATTATATTTGCGTATGCGCATCAAGAAAAGAGACTACAAAAAAGAGTACGCTAAGTACGGTAAGGGCGGAAAAGCCAAGAGGTACAGAGCTTTCTTGAATCGCATCAACAGGCGCAAAGGCAACTACGGCAATGGTGACGGTCTTGATGAGTCCCATGTTGGGTCTTCTGATAAGACAAAGCTGGAGCCACAGTCCAAAAACAGAGGCAGGAACAGGCCTTTGCGTCGGAACAGCAAGTGAGGACATGCACCTGTAGCTCAGCTGGATAGAGCAACGCACTTCTAATGCGTAGGTCACAGGTTCGAATCCTGTCAGGTGTACGAAATTTAATTAAAATGAAAGTTGTTTCTAGGTTTGTACTATTGATCTTAATGCTTATTCCATTTATGGATAGTGCCTCTTCTGTCTTAAACAGAAAAGAAATTAGATACAACAGGGGTCAAATTCATGAAATAATAATTACATTAAATCACTTTAATAAACCTATTTATGGCTAAAATTCAAGTAAACAATTACAAAAAGAAGCGCATTCGACGAAAAGGTGTTCATGCCAAGACCAAGCAGTCAAAGTCTAAAGGTTCGTCTAATTACAAGAAGCCTTATGCTTCTCAAGGTCGCTGATTATGCCTGATTACAAATGTCCTTGCGGGGAGACCAAAGAAGTCTCAGGCGTCAGCATCAAATTTGTAGACGGTGAGGCTCGGCACGACGTAAGGTGCTCATGTGGTAAATACATGGAGCTTGCCAACCCTAAATCAGGAGCCCCTAGCTTTAGAAGCAACAGGTGGGGTCAGGTTTTCTGATGCAAGACTTTTTTCCCAAGAAACTTTACTTTTGAACAACCTAGTCGACATAGAAGAGTATGAAGATCCTGCTGTCTCAATTTGTCCCAACGGTTCAAAAGGTGAAGTTATCGAGATCGGTGGGCTGGTCATTGTACTTCCCGCTACACCTCCCAAAAAGAAGATTTCTGGATATGGACAGCCAGACGACATGCAGATGTGGCAAAGAGTTTCTATGCCCAAAGAGTTGTCTAGGATTAAGTCTATGGATGAGTGGCTCGAAATGCCAAGGGAGTTTCGACAGAAGTTTTCTCCGTATATCGAAGAGGAGTTTCGCCGTCGCCGTGAGGGCTTTTGGTTTTATAATGCAGGTGTCACTACATATATTACGGGGCGGCACTACATGATGCTTCAGTGGACCCGAATGGATATCGGGAGTCCACAGTACCTAGAGTTTCAAAGAAATATCTTCTTACATTTGGCTGCGTGTGAGGCGGATTCTCGCTGCATAGGGCAGCTGTACACTAAGTGTAGGCGGAGCGGGTATACAAATATCTGCTCCGCTGTTCTTTTGGACGAAGCCACACAAGTCAAGGATAAGCTTCTTGGTATTCAGTCTAAGACTGGTAAAGACGCGCAAGAGAACATCTTCATGAAGAAGGTGGTGTACATGTTTAGGCACTACCCTTTCTTCTTCAAGCCCATACAAGACGGTACTACAAACCCTCGTATGGAGCTGGCTTTTAGAGAGCCCAGCAAGAGAATAACGAAAAAGAACAAGACCGCTCAAAAAGGGGAGGCCCTTAATACGGTTGTCAACTGGAAGAATACTACCAATAACGCATACGACGGTGAGAAGCTTCACTTGTTGTATTTAGACGAGGCAGGAAAATGGGAAAAACCTACAGACATAAGGGACGCCTGGAGGATTCAACGGACGTGTTTGATCGTAGGGCGAAGAGTCGTCGGAAAGGCCCTGGTGGGAAGCACGGTAAATCCAATGAACAAGGGCGGAAAAGAATACAAGGAGCTATGGGAGGATTCAGATCCGAATCAGAGGAACGCGAATGGGAGAACTAGGTCTGGTCTATACAGGCTCTTTATACCCGCCCAAGAGGCACTAGAGGGATTTTTTGACAAGCATGGCAGAGCTGTAGAGACGAAGCCCGAGTCCCCTGTCGACGGAATAGATGGTGAGGTCATTGAGATTGGATCTAAAGAGTATCTCAAGAATGAAAGAGAGGCCTTCAAGGCCAACCCTTCAGAGCTCAATGAGGTTACACGTCAGTTTCCGTTTACCGAAGATGAAGCCTTTAGAGACAGTATTGATGGTAGCATATTCAACGTGGGTAAAATCTATCAGCAGATAGAGCACAATGACGACCTATTCCCCAGCCCCGTTGTCAGGGGCAACTTCGTGTGGAAGACAATAGATGAGGAGGTTGTGTTCTCTCCAGACCCTAACGGCAGGTTTAGGGTGGCTTGGATGCCAGATACTTCTCAAAGAAACGTAAAGAAGGTGGAGCGCTCTAAGAGGGTGGCTCCGTTCGAAGCCTTTGGATGCGGTGGTGTTGACTCTTACGACCTTGACGCCACCGTCGATGGTAGGGGGTCTAAAGGAGCCTTGCACCTTTACAACAAGTTTTCTTTAGATAGACCAAGCAACATGTTTGTCGTTGAGTATGCCTCTAGGCCAGACCTTGCAAAGATTTTTTACGAAGACTGTCTGATGGCCGCTTTCTTTTACGGGTATCCACTGTTAATTGAAAACAATAAGTACGGCATCGCAAGATACTTTGAATCAAGGGGTTACGATGGCTATCTACTTGAGAGGCCTAGGCACTTAAACCCCAATTCGGCAAACATAAAGGTTAAGACCAAAGGCATACCCTCAAACTCTCAAGACGTCATCCACTCTCACGCTCAAGCAATCGAGGCTTACATACACGACCACGTAGGTGTCAACTACGAAACTGGTGAAATAGGAAAGATGTATTTTAACCGAACCCTTGAGGATTGGATTGGATACAAGATAGATAAGCGAACAAAGTTTGACCTTACCATCAGTTCTGGACTTGCGCTTTTAGCTGCTCAAAAAGCCAAAGTAAAGCCTAAAGCTGAGTTCTCTGAGAAGACGTTTTTCAGGCGATATAAGGTAAGGGGCTAGTTTGTTATATTTGCAAAATAACTCTGCATACTAGAAATGAGCATTTACAACCAGAAAGAAGAGGGATTTGGATTCCCAGATCCTCTAGCTAGTGCGGAAGAAAAGTCAACTCAGTCTTACGGTCTCAAGTATGCAAAAGCTATTGAAAGGCAGTGGGGTAAGAACAGTGAGACGTCTAGCCTTTTTGGTAGAAGAAACAAGATGTTCCAAAAGAATAGAGACTATTCTAATGGAGTGCAAGACACAAGCATCTATAAGAAGCTCCTGAGGTCTTTGGATCCCAATGACGGTGACGGCAGTTTGTTGAATCTGGACTACACTCCAGTACCCATCCTCCCTAAGTTTGTTCGTGTTGTGGTAAACAAGATTCTATCTAGGAATCTATACCCCAACCTTGAGGCTGTTGACCCTTTGTCTTCTTCCGAAAAGAACGAAAAGAAAAAGAAGATTAGACTTCAGGTGGAGGCCAAGGAGCAACTTGCAGCCCTGAAGGAGCAGACAGGCGTAGTCCTGGACATGGACCCCGAAGAGATTCCAGATACTCCAGAGGAGGCTGAAATCATGATGGATACTAACATCAAAACTGATGCTGAGATCTCTGCTCAGATAGGCACAGAGATGACCCTCCGCTGGAACGACTTCGACCAAGCCGTATTTAGAAGAGCTGTCAACGACCTTGTAACACTTGGGACATCTGTTGTAAAGAGGTCCAACGATCCCAACTACGGCATCTCTACAGAGTATGTAGACCCCATCAACTTCGTCCATAGCTATACAGAGGACCCAGGCATGAACGACCTGGTGTATGCGGGTCATACGAAGAAGATTACGATAGGTGAGCTCAAGCGATTGGCTGGCGACTCCTTCGACGAAGAGAGCTACGAGAAGATTGCTTTGGCCGTAAGGAGCAGCAACGGAAACAAGTACTCTGCGTACAACAAGAGTCGCTTTGATGAGCGCTCTGGGCGGTATGTCTACGAGTACGATCAGTATACAGTAGAGGTCCTCGATTTTGAGTTCAAGGCAGTGGACTGCATCTATTTTGAAGAAAAAGAAAGCAGACACGGTAACACAAACTTCTTCTACAAAGGCTTCGAATACAAGGAGCCACAGGGTAGCATCTATGAGCGCAAGCCACATAAGATGGAGGTAGAGTGTATCTACGGAGGCAGCTACATCATGGGGACTGCTTACATGTTTGGGTACAGCAAGTCTAAGAACATGCCCAAGAACATCCACGATCTCACTAGGGCTCAGCTTTCTTACTCTTCTGTGTGTACGAACCTGCGCGACATGAAGCCTAAGTCTATGGTAGACAGCTGCATGGGCTTTGCAGATATGTTGCAGATCACTCACCTCAAGATCCAGCAGGCTATAGCCAAGGCGAAGCCAGATGGGTTGATCATTGATATCGAAGGCCTTGAGAATGTGCAGCTCGGAAAAGGTGGTGACCTCCAGCCTCTAGACTTGCACGATATCTACGAGAAGACTGGTGTCTTCTACTACAGAAGCAAAAACCCAGAGGGTGGATTCCAGGGTGCACCTATACAGACCATAAACAACAACATCAGAAACATCAACGAGTTGGTGGGTATATACAACCACTACTTGCAGATGATTCGTGATACGACGGGTATCAACGAGGCCATGGATGCTTCGTCACCTAAGGGTGATGCTTTGGTCGGTGTGCGTGAGCAGGCTATCTCAGCAGGCAACAACGCTATCTACGATATCACCAATGCCTCTATGGTCATCTACAAGAAGGTGTGTGAGGATATTGTAAAGTGCTTGCAAGTTATACCAGAGGGCTCTGTACTATACAAGGCTTACGAGAATGCTATTGGCATGAGCAACATGGAAGCCTTGAACTCATTCAAGTCCCTTCCTATGTACAACTTCGGCGTCCTTGTCAACAAAGACATGGAGGACTCCGACAAGCAGTACCTTGAGCAGAACATACAGATGTCTTTGCAGCAGCAAGAGATAGACCTTGAGGACGCTATGGCTGTGAGGTCTATGAAAGACGTCAACCAAGCGGAGAGACTTCTCATCGTAAGGAGAAAGAAGCGTATGAAGGCTGCCCAGGAGGCGGCGCAAGCCAATGCGCAGCAGCAGGCCCAGCAGGCCCAGCAGGCAGCACAGATGGCTGCACAGTCTAGACAGCAGGAGATGCAGATGGAGGCTGAGATCGAGTCTCAGAAGATTCAACTTAAGGCTCAGGTTGATATGCAGATGGAGCAGATGAAGCACGAGTTCGAGAAAGAGATAGCCATCATCAAGGCTCAGTCTATGCTAGGCTTTAAGACTGAGGATCAGGAGTTTAAGGAGAAGCTCGAAACATTCAAAGAAGAAAAGAAAGACGACCGTATCTCCAAGCAGGCGGCTCAACAATCAAAGCTTATGTCTCAGAGAAAAGGAGAAAGAGGCGAACTTCAAGAACCATTTAGTTAAACACTATGAGTAGTATAAACACGGATATTGCACAGACGCTAGACATCACATGCCGAAAGGGTGATACATTTGCTATTGACATCACCTTTAGGGACAGTAGCTCAAACCTTGCTCCTATTGCTATTGATAGTGTTTTTTCATTTCAGATGCAGGTTAGGTCTTCTGATCAGGATACTGGCACCCCTATTTTAGGAGACTCTACCTCTGGTACTGGTTCTGCGGGTGAAATTACCCTAACTCCAGGGGCCAACGGGGTCTTGGCTGTTACTATTGATGATAGTGTTATGAAGCTGGTGCCTAGCGGAAACTACGTTTACGACATTCAGGCAGACAAGTCTGGGGCTATTCAGACATGGGTGAAAGGAAGCTTTGTGGTAAACGAAGACGTAACTGACTACGCTTCTTCTACATAACATAGGGCTTAGGTGAGTTCTTATTTATACACGGTAGATGTAGATCTTTCCTCTGCGGCAATAAACGTTGACGTAGACCCTCTTGACATAGGTGATGTTAGAGACGTAAAGACATCAACCGTAGACCTAAGTATAAGTTCATCATCAGCAGATATAAACGTAAGCTCCAATAGGGGGTGGCTCACCTCTCAAGATAGAGAGGCTTTGTCTTTACCTACTGGCAGCGAGAGATTTATTTTTGACGTCTCAAATCCCTCCTGTTACCCTGGGTCTGGCAACACCTTATTCGACCTAAGCAGCAACGGATATGATTGTGTACACAGGCAGCTAGATATTCTTTATTCTGACCCTGCCGCTGACAACTCAAATTTTAGTAACTGCGCGTATCAAGTTGGCGGCCCTGCTAGCGACTCTGGTACAATAATTGATTTCGATGTGGAGTCTAACAACACGGGTACCTTTGTTAAGATAAACCCAAATATTGAAACAGAAAACGCTAAGTATTTAAGCTGGGACGCCCCAGGCAACGACTCGGGCACCTATACTACTTTTATGGTTTTCGAGAATAGAGACATAGACGACTACTTGTCTAGCACTGTGCTTGACTATGACAATGAAGTTGACGACCCTGACGACCCCACTATCCTGGGTGCCTCAAGAAGAATTGGCTTAAATACAAGAAGCGGCCAAGGCGGTATCGCTTTGCGCGGACATTACCTTTTCTCCGTTGCTTACGACTTGAGGCCCTTCGAGGGCATACCCACCGTCCTCTTTTCCCGAAGCGTCGTCTTGGGTTTTGCGAAGTTCTCGGGCCAAGACTATAGCGTTCGTTCTCGCCAGATTAGCTTTCTAGAAGACTCTTCGTACAACCAAGCCCTTCTCGATTATTATCCGCCCCCAGGTGGGTTCAACCTCACCGCAAATGGTGAGCTCCAATTTGGTGAATACACACCCTATATTCCTGGAAATCGGTTTCATTACCACCCCCTCACAGAACAGTCCCCAAATGTTCTTTCCGTTACAGTAGACGGCCCCAAGGCAAGGGTTTATGCAGACGGAGAGTTTGTAGTAGAGATGGATATAGTAGACTCCATCCTCAACTCGACCTCTCCTCGATGGGTGACGGGTATTTCTATGAATGCCGACGAGACCCTTAGGGTTTGCGGCGCAGGAAGCGCTAATATATACGCCTGGGGTATGTACGATAGAGCCCTTACTACAGAGGAGCACCTTGACATTCATAAAAAGTACAGGATAGCCCCCAGGCCTAGCAAAGCCGTCGATGTTGCCAATTTGCCAGACCTTGTTTCGTTTAATGTTAACGAACCCTCGGGTCGTGCTGACGCTAACGTAGATATAGACCTTTCTTCGTCTGTTACTTCTGTTTCTGTTGATATACCCTTCTCTGCCTCCAACGCTGTTGATTTAAGTATAGACCCGCTTTTTCATGGATTGCTTGAAATTAGGGATCAGGCAGAAGTAGCATACTCTTTGCGTAAACTTAGTTTTCTTCATGCGGGCGCAGCCATTAGAGTTAGAAGAGAGTCTGATGATAAGGAAATAGATATTGGGTTTGCGAACAATGAGCTCGACGTAACATCTCTGGCTTCTTTTTGCGAAGGCACCAATGGCTTTGTAACGACTTGGTACGACCAAAGCGGTAACTTTAACAACGCAACGCAAACTAACGCCCTTTTACAGGCAAGGATTTGTAACAGCGGCACGGGTGTAACAACAGACAACAAAGGAAACCCCACGGTCATTTTTAATTTAACACAAAGCAACCAATCTTATTCTTTTGACAGCGAAGTAGTTCTAAGGAATGCCAATCCAGACAGGTTCTTGATTTCTTTTGTTGCAGATGTAAGTGACGAAGACAGCGATGTGGGGTACTTTACCAGTCCAAACAATAACGCAGGAGAGTATTTCGGGGGTATATCATTTCAGTCGTTTAACTTCTTTTCATACGAAGGCAATAGTTCCCGCTACAGGTTTAGACATACGAACGAAACGAGCACCGCTCCTGACGAAAACGTCAACACCAACTACGCTCTTCCAGACCCCTTTTTCACTCATGATACAATAGCCTCTTTTGCTTTGTACGTTGATTCGGAGGTGAAGAAGTTAAATGTAAACGGACAAAACCTTTCTTCTTCTGGCTCAAGTGGCTGGGTATCTGGGGGCGAAAGGAAATCAAACATAGGTCGCATCGGAAGAGCGTACTCCACAGACCTCAACGCGGGTATGTACTCTGAATTTATTATTTGGAGGAATTATTCAGACGGAGATTTGGAAAGAGTGCAGGGCAATGTGAACGACCATTACTCTATATATTAAATTTTCTATATTTGCAATATGCCTACGGTAAAGAAGAGAAAAGGGGTTATGCCCAAGATGAAGATGGGGGTTCACAAGAGTCGCTCTGGTGGGCTTACAGCCAAAGGCGTAGCCGCATACAGAAGGGCCAACCCAGGCAGCAAGCTCAAGACAGCCGTTACTACGCCGCCTTCGAAACTCAAGAAAGGCAGCAAGGCTGCTGGAAGGCGAAAGTCTTTTTGTGCTCGTATGAGCGGCATGAAGGGTCCAATGAGAAAACCAAACGGCAAGCCTACACGCAAGGCTCTGGCCCTTAGAAAGTGGAATTG